CCAAACAACTTTTGGCGATTTTGTGAATTATTCATAAAACGAAAACCAAGTTTTTGGTATCTTTTTATTCTTGTCTTTATATGTCCCGACAATATAGCCACATCACTTAAATTATAATCGTATACAGTTGCTCTTTGTGCTTTACCGTCTGCAATACGCCTTACTCTGCCTACTGCCTGTTCAACAGACTTACCATTATTTAAACTACCGACTAAAAAGGCTACTTCCCACGCCTTTACATTAGTGCCTTCTGTTGACTTTGAATATGTAGTTAATGTAACAAGAGCGTCTTTATTTTCGGCTCGTGTTAAAGCCGTTTCAAGCTCACTCTTTGTGCAGTCACCATTATATATCTGTAAAGTATCTTCATCAATGCCATTTCGTTTTAAAATGTTTAAATAAGCTACACAATGTTCTTTTTGTCTAAAGAACATAATACAACTCTTACCTTTGTCGACACATTCCTTGACATCTTGAACCACTGTTTTAACAAAATCTTTTTGAAATAGCACTTGTGTTTCAATATCCATATAAGATATTTTAGGTCGGCTTTTATAAGGTATGCTTGTAAAGCGTATTTCACCGTCATTTAGCTTATAATTCCTGTCAGCATTATAATTAACCACTGAATATACTTTTTGATTTCTTGCCCCCTTTCTGACTGAATAAACAGGGTTAAAATAGGCGTCAGGTTTTCGTATGTTCACATCAACAGGCAATATGTCACCGTCTTGTGCGTCTGCACTACATTCAAAGCAAAAGTCACCTAAAAATAAAGTCATTAGTGCAGCAAGTCCGTCACTACGTTCGGGTGTAGCTGTCAAACCGAGTTTATATCTACTTTTAAACTCGTTTATGAGGTCATAGCTACTTGACGGACAATGGTGACATTCATCTATAATAACAAATCCAAATTCATCTGTAAGAGCCTTTAAATCCTGCTCCAAATATCTGTTCAACGTTTGTACTGTTGCAAGAGTTATTTGTTCTCCAACTTCTTTCTTACCGTTACCTATAATGCCACATTTTACTTTGCCGTCAAAACACAATTCAATGTCTTTCTTCCAACCCCTTATCAAGTCGGTCTTGTGCATTATTACAAGAGTTTTTTGCTTTAATGCTTGTGCAAGATAAATGCCCACAATAGACTTGCCTTTACCTGTCGGCATTTTTATCATACCCTTTGCACTGCCCTTTTCCTTATTCAATTTCAGGTAAGCGTCAGTCGCTTCAACCTGCGTATCTCGTAAGGTCAGCATAAATTTAGGATATGTAACGGCATTTGTTATTCGGTTATCTAAAACAACGTCATCATCATTTATAAAACGTGCATAATCAAAACCGACTGGGACACTTATACCACCTTTATTTACTTCATAGTATGTGAGATAACGTGGTATTGATATACTTGCATATCGTGAAAATCTCTTTGCATTAACATACGCTGGATTGTCGAAAGTAAGCATATCTTTTATTTTAATCTGTTCTTCCCCCGAAGTCTTTAATAAAACTCTATTAGATACTGTTACCTTTGCTTCCTTTGTATATTTCGCCTTTTTCTTTAACTTCAAACTTCCACTCCCTTTCAGTAAGTAATATTGTAGCACAACTTATAAGTCTTGTCAACAAAAGAAAATCCTCACTTCAAAAGAAATGAGGACTTTACTTTAAATATCTGTTTAAATTATGAGTTTGGCTTTGTGTAAGTCTTAGCCTGTTCACTATCACCGATACCCTTTGTCGTTGGGTCATTCAAAACGCCCCAAACGGCTACCACGATTGTCCATAATACATATGGATTGCTGAAAGTCTTAACTATAAGCTCTCCAAGCATACTCCAAGAAGTAATATCAGACGCTTGTAAACTAAAAGCACTTCCGACTACCGAAAGGATAACAACAATAAGCTGTACCCAAAATACAGGGTTCTTTATTCTTACCTTTAAGTTCATAACATCTCACCACCTTTCACCGACTATTTTATTAGACCTAAGCGGTCAAGATAACAAATAGTCTTTAATAGGTCATTAGTTAGACCTAAGCCTTCCCCTTCACCTGAAATTACACCCTTGTCCATAAGTTTTTGTACAGACGGTTTAGCCCAATCAGGCATATTGCCGTCAACATAATTATAAACAAAGTTTTGGTTCATAAGCCACTCAACTTGTTTTTCAAGGCTCTCAACCTTACCAGTAAGGGTAGCTACTTGTTTTTCAAGTTCTGCTATTTTTGCCATATCTTCTTCACTCTCCTTATTTGTATTTGCAGGGTGTTCCCCTACAACACCTTTGTATATTGCTCTCGCAAATGTTTCAGCACCTAAATTTTGGTACTTTTCAACATCATCTTGACTGTCTGCAAAACAACACTCTACAAGCATTGCCTTAGCATTACTTCTATGTACAACATATAAATGTGAGCCGTCTTTTATTCCTCTATTTTTATAACCGAGGTCGGCTATTGCTTGTGCTGTATCTTCCGCTGCGTCAAAAACTTCCCCTTCATATGTCCACACTTCAACACCTGTTCCACCACCTGAATTAAAGTGAATTGAGATAAACAAATCAAGGGTTTGTGCATTAGCTTTTGCACATATCTTTCGTAGATTTTCAGAAACTGAGTCAGAATAATCATCTGTACAATCTACAACTATATGTCCATTCTCTCTAAAAATCTTTTCAAGGGCATATCCTACTTCTCTTGTTTCAACACTTTCGTCAAGAAAACCGACAACACCACAACCAGTAGTACCTGATACTGTATGTCCACAGTTTATTCCTACTCTCATAAAATCACTCCTCAATACTCAAAATCTTTCATAATCAATATATGAGTAAAATCAGTATCTTCAACAGACACCTTTATCACACCATTTTTTTCATCAGCATAAATGCAAGTATCGTTTCCTATGTACACTCCCACTTCTCCAAATTTATATAATAATGCACCTATGGGTGCGTCCTTTAGCTTGCTCATAGGAAGAACACTACCTGCACTGTAATAAAGCATTTCAGCACTTAACGGCTTATTAGTATACCATTGTACTAAACCGTCATTATCTACGCAAACTTTGTT